TGACTCCACTGCCAGAATTTGGATTACTGGTTGACACTGCATGATCTAAATAATCCCATGCAATAAAGTCCTGATGTCTTAATGCTGCATTGATAGCATACAGAGTTGAGCTTGTCTCATCATCATAGAGCTGTGGTACTGGTGAGCCATACTTCTCATAAACAATAATGTAATAGTCATTGATGGCCATGTCATAGAATGTCAACAATGAGCCATCCACAATCAATGGACTTGACAATGTACTCTGAACAGCTTCAGATACATCTATCCTTCCAAGAGTATTGAATTGCCGATATACCTCTTGAGTCAATCTCAATGAGCCGTTGATGTATACCTCAACAATAAAGCTGAAATTTGCTTGTGCAGTCTGATCACTGCTAAAAGTGAAAACCAATGGATTGCCAGCTGGTGCAATCAGTTGTGGTTGATCATATAGTGTTATTGCCATTCTTTGTAAAATTAACTTCAAATAGTAAACCAGTGAGCTCTGCCAAGTCTTTGCCTATCCTCTCCAGAACACTATCATTGATGACATTCTCAGTGATTCTCTTAGGCTGCAATCCTCGTTGCTTGATGTTGGATGCCACAGCATAGGCATGACTCATGTCCAATCCCTTCCATTGACTGATGGCTGTTGCCATGTTGTGAGATACTCCAGGATAGTTGAATGAGAATTGACTCCCATAGTTGTTGGTCCCAACAGCATTAACCCCTTCATCAACAAATGGATAGTAATCATCAGCCTCTAATCTGAATGACAGCTGTCCAGTTGGAACAGGAATGATTGACGCTGCCAATGCTCCTGTATTACTGGCAACCTTCTTGGTGTAATCTCTGAACTCCTCAGCAAGTTTATTGGATAGCTCAATGATAAACCTATCATAAGCATTCTTTGGTTGCTCAGCATCTTGAGCTGATATCCCAAAGTCATCAAGAAAATCAAACTCTGCCATTGCTTAATATGCGTTTTTGTTCGTTCTCATCAACGATTCTGAAATAGTTCATCCAGAACAATGTTGTCACATAAGGCTGTTGTGTAATTTTCGCCACACTGACTCCCATTTCTTTGGATAGTCTATGAAGGATAGTTGTCCAACTAAACCACTCTGAATCTTTAAGTCCTGTTCCATCATCATCATTTCCATCCTCTGCCTCGCCATCTGTATCCCTAATATAGCGAGCTTCCGCTTGTGAGATAAGTCCAAAAAAAAACTGAAGAAATTTAAGAACTCATCTCCTGGAAAGTGTTCCTTGAATTCCTTGTATCTGTTGTCATTAGGATTGAGCACTCTTCCTCTGTCATCCTCTTGGCAATACTCCATCCCCTTCTCAACATACATGATTGCCAAGGCTTGACATGGATCCTGGCTGATGTCCTCAATAAGCTTCAGGTCAATGATCTGACCAGTTGACACATGAGCAAAGTTTTTCTCAAAGCAATATGTCTTGCCATTGATACTAATCTCTGGCTTAGGCTCTTGATACTTATAAGTCACCAATAGTTGCAGCATGTGATTGGCTGCCACTTGGATGGATTGTATATCTGCTCTCTTTATCTTGTTGATTGACTCACCACTGAATAGACTGAGCAATTGACATTGGAAGATTAACAGCTGTGTGATGTCATCCTCCTTATGTGCCTTCATTGCCTCAGCCATCATGAGCCATCTGGTCATCTGGTCTGGTGTGCATGCACTTATGCTTGTTGGTAGTTTTATGTCAAGTTGTTTCATACTCTCAAAGCCATGTATCTTCCTTTATTCGTGAATTCCTTTCTGCTGTTCCAAGCCAATGCAGTTGAGATGACTCCATCATCATGCAATCCAGCTGGTGCAGAATAACTCACGTTCCTGGTATTCGGATTGTAAATATAGGAAAAATTATCAAGCTCATCCAACAACCATTGCTCATTGATAATTGAGATAGCTTTCTGTTCAAATGCAACAGCCAAGTCCTCAATGATGATTGGCTTTGTTTTGGAGCTTGTCACAAATGGATGTATCAAGTTACGGCATCTTGACTGGAGCATCTCAAAGAACACATCACCTTGATTGTTGACCTCAACCAATGTCACAGCATTGTATTGCTTAATCAACTCAGCTACCTTGTCAATAATCCTGGTCCATTCATCATGCCTCCATCTGTGAGCTGTGACCATCTGTCCATCTTGGTTGATGATACTAAGCACAGTGTAGTCATCAGCTCGACCAATGTCCAGACCAGCAAACATCTTCGGAGTCTTGGCTCCTGTGCCAATGCACTCATGAACATTCTTGAAGATACCACTGGCATTGTCAATGAACTCAGCTAAGTACTCCTGTCTGAATACATGGTCAGGCAATGACCTCTTCCTTTCATCCAATTCTCTTGGATCAATCATAGGATTGTCATAGGATGAGAAATGAAAGTAAGCATATCTATCATCATAGTTAGGCTGCATGCATAACCTATGGAAATGATTCTTGCCTTTTGGTGTTGAGATAAAAATAACCTTCTTTCCTTTGACCAAGACTGTTGCACTCAAGACCTCATCCCACAGCTCTGGTCTTGTGAAGGCCATCTCATCCACAACCATATAATCAAATGTATTACCTCGGATGTTGTCTGGTCTCTCACCAGAAAAGAATTCAATTGTGGAGCCAAAGCCATTGACTAATAAATCTGATCTATTGAAAGTGAAGAGCCCACTCTTAGCAACTGCTCTCTCAAGATCAGCAAAAACTTTCTTGCCTTGCTTATATACTGGAGTCACCCAAGCTATGCGGCAACCTTTATCATTGATGGCCCACCACAACAATTGGTTGATGCCAAGCAATGTCTTGCCAAACTGCCTTCCAATGTTGAGAGCATAATACTTCTCATGGCCATGGTTGATGGCATCATGAATCTCTCTCTGTTTGTCATGTGGCTTGTACCCTTTGACTGTACTCATTCAAAATCGAACTTGTCTACATTCTTGGTCTCAACTTGTTGGCGATCATGCATGCCGAATTTATTCTTGGCATAGAATATCCCCTTGCCTTCATTGGCCACAATGTCCTTTCCAAGAGCAACAAACTCCCCCTCGATGTTTTTAATAGTGTGTGATTTCTCTTTATTCTCTCTCAGCCAATCATACCAAGTTCTCCTATGTATTAAGTTCATACCCTCTCTCAAAGGAATCCATATATTGAGAAAAAAGTCAATTGTTGGAATATGTCTATCTGGAATCTGAATAACATCCCCTCTTGGAGATATTGTTGACTTTGTATTGTTCAAGCATTCCTGGACATATATCCATGCCAGTTCTTCTAACTTATCAACTTGTTCTGGAGTATACGCCATAATTGGACATGATTTATCCTAACCAATATATCAATACATTAGTCAGTTTTATTACTATATATTATTGTTCGATTAATTACAATACTTAACATAAAAAGTATATGGCACCACTTTCAACTTCACCAGGATCCAGATAAGATGCTTGTATTTCTTAAAGTCATATCTGTCAAATTCTGACCTGTCTCTCTTTCTGATGTTCACCAGTCTTAGCATCCTCTCAGCACTTGAGCCAAGTTTGGTGATGTCAAACTCTGACTTGATGTTGAACTTCTCTCTGGCTTGCTCCTTGGTGAGCTTACCACTTCTCACTTGAGCAGCTAAGTAAACAATCCTTTTGTCAATGTCAAACTTCTCAGGCAGAAGGAATGAGCCCACGAATTCAGTGTAAACATTCTCACAATGCTTACCTCCGTAATCTTGCCAGTTGATAAGTCTCTTCATCTCAGCCTCCATTGTGTCTCTGTCAAATCCATAGTGAAATGGTCTCACATTCTTGATACCCATTGCAGCATAGAATAGTTGATCCTTGAATGTGAAGAGAGGATAGTTCTGGAGTCTGAGTCCAGAATACTTGTTGTAAACTGATTGGATATACTTTGCATCCATGTATGTCCATCCCTTTGGTGTTGAGCCTTCTGTCCTGAAATCATGACCATTTAGAATGTATTTGATGTTGTATTTGAATGCTGTGTCATACATCAGCTTTGTCATTGCTATGTCGTTTGGTATATCAGCATCTGGTGTGCCTGCCCAAAGGAATGCATCATTAAGTCTATCATACTCCTCCTTGTTTACAGTGTATGTGATTGAGTCAACACCTAAGAGCTTGACCAACTGAGTCATATTGTGAACAGCTTCTGGAGCATTCCAATGATTGTCAAAGTGAATGACCAATGGCTTTAAGTTCCAATACTTCACAGCTGTATAAAGTAGTGTTGATGAGTCAATACCTCCAGAGATACCCATGATGCAGTCATAGGTTTTATCTTGACCTTTGGCTCTTATCTCTCTGATGAGATGCTTAAGTTCATGAGGATTGGCTTGGAGCTCCAATTGATCATGGAGATCACAATATTCGCATTGACTCTCACCTATCTTGGCAATGGTCTCATCAAATAAACAGCGTGGACATTCTTTCATAGTTAACAAAGTTATGATAAATTTTACTAATATAAGCATTCTCAACATTCCTGGATAGATATTCAATCCTTATTGATTGACATATGTCATCCACTGATTGCCAAGGAATTGAAGCTGGAAGATCACCATTGTATATTGACCTTCTGCCCATGAGTCCCATTTCAATGTTGGTATTTGGACAGCCATCATGTGGAGTCAACCTCAGATTGAGAAAGCATTTAGAATATACATCCACAAGTTGCTCTTTGGTGAATGTATCATGACCAGCTCTGATGATTGGAATGTTGATTCTTTCTTTTATTTCGTTGATAAGTGACTCACCATAATACTCTGGAGCATTGCCAGAATACCAGAATATCTTGTCACCATTTGGAACAACTGGCCATTCATGAGGAATGACTGCATTGATTGGACACCATACTGCCTCAATACCTTTGGATGCAAGAGTCTCCAGCACTTGTTGACTCACAGCTATGTTGACAGAGTCTTGCATGAACTTAATCCAATCCTCTGGCAGATCCTTGGCATCTGAGCCAAACCAAACAATTGTGCTGGCTCCCAGATGTGTTGCCAATGTCTCAAGGTCCTCCTGTCTATACATGCCCATGAATACTGTGTCCCATGTTGCAACCTCGTATGGGGTTAAGTTGTATTTTTGAATGAGTCCTTTGTCAAGACCAGCAAGAGATTCTGAGATATGTGCTTGCATTATAATAGTTGTTTAAGTTCGTTGAAATCTTTCTCAAGCAATGCCACATCACATCTCTGTGACTTAAGAGCTCCACTCCAGTGATCAGTGAACTTATGCTTGTTATTCCATTTATTCGTTGAGATGGATAGGAGTTGCACTGAGTTGTCACATTCCATGATGCCAATATCTTGATTTGATTTGATTGCCTTCAGCCACATGGACCAGTCAAGTCCTGAACTCAGTTGAGGATTGAATGGAGTCCAGTTGATAGTCTCAAGGAATTGTCTGTTTAGAAACCTTCCAATGCCTATTGGCTCATTGTGTCTCATGTGATCCTTGTATCCTTTCCAATGGACCAGTCTTATGTGGTCAGATACATCAGCAAAGTGACAGCCAAGCATCCCAATCATTCCAAAGTTATTGCTGTGTTCCTTGCATCTCTCAATGTATTGGTCACTGCACCAATCAGATGACCCCATGAAGATGACAGCATCAGCATTGTAATTCTTTGATGCTTGGAATCCTTTGTTCCATTTGTAGCCAAGAGGATCATTGTCAATGGAGATGAATTCAACATCCATTTGCTTAGCAATATCCATTGCCTCTCTCTCATGACCTAAAACAATAGGAGTGACACCTTGCCTCTTAAGTCTTGAGATAGTTAGTCTCACAAGAGGAAATCTGCCAAATACTGGTATTGGAGCTGTGACTATCATTGTTTAATTCCGATAAAGTGAATCTTTGGCTTGAGTTGCTCACCTTCATTGACTGATGTCAAGAGCTTGCTCATTCCATTACGGATGCAAGTTGCACAT